ACACTAATGTACGGGAACCCAGTGGCGTTTTCTGCTAACGGTGCCACACCGTGCGGAGAATGCCAAGTGCTTTTTGTCCACTTCACGTGGATTAAGGTGGTCCGGGACAGATGTCCCATTCGACCTCAAAAAGTACTTCAGCAATGCAGGATACCCATCGAGGGTGTCCGTAACTCGTCTCGCTTGCACCTTATAGGTGCGCACGAGTGGAACGTGCAAATGATCGCACATCCGCTCGGGTTCAGGACAACCAAGAAAGGAGGTCCAACATAGTCCTGGTGTTCCATCTAAGGCTATGGGCAGTTTGCCCATCAGCTTCTCAACGGCATTTTTCATGACGTCAGAAGTTTTCCACATCCCAGCTTGGTAAAGCTGATTGGATGTAGATACCCATGATAAAATTCCGGTACTATCTCGCCTGTGCCGAGGTTGCGCTTCTCGTAAATAGACTGGAGTTACGTCTATTCCGTCAAACGCATCGCAACCACATGACTCTCTGAACTTACCTGTCCAGAAAGACTTCGTGGAATTTACTTTACAGCCATATAGCTGTAAAGCCTCGATCACAGTATCTACCTCATCAGTGGGGATAATTATATCGTCCCCATAGATGTGAATCCGCTTAGCTATTCGACGAATAGTTAGCGGCGTGGGAGGAATCCCGTGCTTCCATAGTATCGCATGTACAATTATTGTAAAAAAGTACATGCTCTCTATGGGAAAGCACAGTGCTGACCCCATTGACGCAAATTTCTTCAAGGCGATAATCTCGCCCGTTGGAAGTTGCGCCATGCTTGAACGACATGCTAAGATAGCTTCCAATAACATTGGGCACTCTCGAAGCATTAGTCGAACCATCTGAAGTGGAACTCTATCAGATGCTTCTGACAGGTCTATTGTGGCACTAGACCCATTAGAAGAGGCAATTATAGCTGCCTTCTGGTTAACCGATTGATCCCTGAAAAGGATCGCTCGTCCAAGTATCGTTGACTTTTCGATACGAGGAACTATCCAGTTGGATAGAGCCTGCTGCGCATATTGCATGCAGACAGGCTCAATAGCTATGATACGGGGTGATTTGAGCGTCTTCGGAACGGTAATTACCCTTACAGGTAACTCCTGATCCACATCGTACTCTTTAATAGAAGACAAACCGTCTTCGTCAGAAAGAGCATGGTCGAGGTTACTAAACCTAAACCAATCGAGTGGGAAAGCGACATTCAGTCGCTCATGCCATCTATCAAACGAGTATTTCGCGTTTCCGCGAAGTCGTTCGGCAGTGGCTCCAGGTCCGTGTCTTGGGACAAGGTTGAGTGTGTCAAACTCACCTCCGAGTGTAGAAACCCAGGCGTATCCAGCTGTGCATTGAAAATGCATGAGCTGATCACGATTGGGAGACTTATACTCGCACAAATCCGCTTCAGTCTTACGGAAATTTTCGAAGGCTTGCCGCTCACGTGCTTCAGTGCACGGTATGCGGACCTTCTTAAAAAACCGACAGACTTGGCGTATGCTGTAAACAGCCTCAGTAAGAGGTTCATTTACAATTTCTCCTGTTTGTTTGTCGAACACAAGACTCGTGAAACCTTGCAGGAATGCAGGGAGACACCCGTTCTTTCGCCATCCGGCGAAGAGCGTAGAGTCAATCCGGCCTAAGCGTAGGGCTTGTTCAAAGTCCGACGCAAATTCGGGAAGAGTGAGTGTAAGAAACGACTCACCCTCGTGTTCGGTCCGTTGTCTGGCGTAAGCCATATCACGGACGGTTTCGGTAGAGCAGAGTCTGCCTACATCAGTAAGCAGACCGTCCAGTAGGGAAGTCAGGCTTTTCATGTTATCCTCCTTGGAGGTTCACATCCTCAGCCTTATTGTTCCCGACCCCGCGTACCCACTCGCCAAAGTAAAACTAAGCGAATGAGTACACTCAATGCACTGTCCCGACTAGTAACAACTAGCCGGGACGATGCTTGCAGCAGGTTCCCTAAGATTCGGAACCCAGCACTTTAGCAATGTTGGCAGATGTAAGCCACAGAACTAAAGCATCTACAAGATGATCCAAGTCAACGTCGTCGAACCCAAAATTGGGCTCGTCGATGACGAGGTAGACCCCAGCCGTCTGCGATGTATTGACAGACGTCAGGGGATCAGCTGCGATCACAGTCTGGTCCAAACGGACCATACGGCGATTGCGGCTTCCTGTAGATTGATGGGACACTCGCATTTGCAAGGTCTCATCGGCTGACCGATAGGTAGCATTCTGATCTCCCACTTTGATACGTGGAAGGTCAGTCGCAACCGTATTAACGGTTACTGATTGAGGGTCGGTGAACATATAAAGCACTCCTACTAGATGACTACACAGTTTAGACCGTGTAGTAGGGTTACCAGGCATGACGTTACCCTCGGGAAATTCCGAGAGCAACCAAAATGCCCAGCTGACGAGGTGATAAATCACCCGTCATCTGAAATGAAAAAGGGTCTCCAGATACTCGTCTTTTAATGACGTTACCCTTGACAGTTTGGACCTTTACCTTGGTCCCATCTGCAAGCGTAATACTGGAGTTTTGTACGTTTCTGTGCTGGGTTGTACCCATCACATAAGCGTACTTGGACACGACTCCGTCTATATAGCCGCCGGTGATATTTTCCAAAATATCTCCGACATTGCTAAAATAGTCGATGAGCCATGACCAAGGTGTGAGGTTCCATACGACATCCGGTGTAAGGGTTATCCCGTACATTTTGCGGATGGTGTTTAAGCGCCATTCAGGTCTACTGAACTCCTTTTTAGGAATGTAGTAGCAGAATCGCCCTTTAAACCACACTTTCTGTTTGTATTCAGAATAGTGTTCGTACCGAGCCGTTGCCGTGTTTAACCAGATACCAGCCGGATAGAAGCAGTTTTCTGCAACTTCCGTATGGTTTTCCCGGTCAGACGTGGCTACTAGGGTGCCACCTCTTGTGTGCCACTTGCCATTCATTTTCTGAATGGTTTGTAGCCTTGTTTCGATCTCCCCCGCAAGTTTAACCATGCGTTGGATATCGGACACAAAAGGAAGCCAACCAAAGTTTGCGTTGAGGTAATGCGAACCGACATTTCGGTGCGTATACGCTCGTTTATGCAACATCTTTGGAAGGTCTTTTAGCTCTCCTATAAAAGTGGAGAGACTAATGGGGGGTCTACCCGGTGAAAACCGGTTAAAACCCTCCGCACCATAGCTCGCAA